TACCGTATAAAAACGCTATACGTTTCGATGTATAGACATCTTTTGGTAATAAACTTTGTGCTTTCGCAATTTCTTTATTACTAAATTGATTGATACTCTTCAATGGTTTCCCATTAATGATAACTGGTGAGAAAATATTTGATGTAACGGTTGCTAAGTTATTGACACCCAAATCAATACTCGCAATTCGCTCAGGTTTTCTCAAACGATGTTTCTTTGGTATTGGCTTTTTATAAACCACCTCAATTTTATAATACCCAGTACATGGTATAAGTCGAACCTCTTTCACCACTGATTTATCAAGGTTACAAGGAATTTCTATTGAAGTTTGAGATAACTTAATAAAACCTTGTTCTTTAAAAGATAAGGCACCTTTTTCATAAAATACTGGATAACGCCCCGTTACTTTATCTAAATAACGAGGTAGTTTCGCTTGTCTATACAACGCGGGATTCTTCAAACCTAAAAAGGATTTTAAGTTCCTGTCAAGAGCTCTTTGTGTCTGTTGTGACACTTTCGCAGGCAAAGCCCGATAATCCACTTGATTTGAATGAGCGAAGTCACGATTTATCGTATAATAACGTAGGAATCGATTAGTGACAAAATAGGCTTGACGTTCATGATAAAGAGTTGAGTTATAGAGATTTTTACTTAGATGTGATAGAGTATCGATTTCGTCATACCATTGATGTGATGGTTTAACGATATGAGTATGTGTTCTATAAGGCATACATATCTCCTTTATACTATTATATCATAAACCAAAATAAAAGTCAATAGATTATATTGAATAGATAAAATATCATATTATAAGGTGTATTCCTGAAAGTTGTCAAATGATTCACAAAATCCTGTCAACGGTAAGCAACACCATAATTTTGTGAATTTGTCAATCAAAAACAAGTAGGAGACCTACTTGAATTTGACTGATACTTGTGTTAATCCTTTTTTGAACTCATTACGTCCATGTCCGTGTCCGTGTGATAATTTGTCCAATTTAAAGGTCTTTTCGTTAATCGTAACTGATTTAGCGTCTAGTGGGATATCCACATAAAGAAGCAAATCAAATTTAGTTTTAGCCTTTTGCACTGATTTACGACGTGTTTTTGTCATAAAGTCTTTAAGTGGTGAAACTTTTACATTACCATCAGCAAAGATGAATAAACCTTGAGCGTTTTCTACTTCAACATTGGTTGTCATACCAACAGTGTTGGCTGGCAATTCAGATATGTTAGAAGCTAGAGAACCCTTGCCTGTTGTTGGTTTCGCTTCATCAAGATATGTGTAATAAAGCATACCTGTTTCATCAAAGAAACCTAAACGCTGTTTGTTGCTTGTTTCGATTGCATTTTCAAACGCTTTTTCTTCAATTCGTACATAACCATATTTATCAATCGATACATAGAGTTTTTGTTCTTTAACTTCGATTTCAACAGCTGTAGATTTTTCAATATTCAACAAATCTGTTTTACGAGCATATTCTTGAGGGTCAAGTTGCTCAATGGCTGTTTGATGACGCTTGATAATTAGATTACGGCGTTTGATAGTGCTTTCAACAATACCTAACGCATATTCCATTTCTTTTTGCAAACGTTTGCCTTCATCTACAAAACCTTGATAGTCTAATTTACTGATACGGTAAATTGGAAGTGTTGCAATGTATTCAGCTTGTGGCTGACTAAAAGCAAAGGTCTTAATTTTTTTATGGAATTTCTTAGGTACACCATCAACGATTTTACCGTTTGTCAAGACTTCTTCAAGTTCTGCTTTACCATTTACATTACGAGCAGATGCTACCACTTCATCAAGAACTGTTTGAAGAATTAAGAGACCACGAATGATTTCCATACGTTTCTCTTTTGTCTCATATTCCAACTGAAACTCATTACGAGTGATTTCATGTTGAAAGGCCAAATACTCTTTAAAGTATCGTTTCAAAGAATAACGGCGTAAATTCTTATTGTTTAAGGCGTTAAACTGATATGAAAAGGTTGTTTCAAGTGGTGTTTTAGCATATAAGTCCTGAATAGCCTTGTCGACATCAACACCTCGTTTAAGACTGATTTTGATATCAATACCGTCTTTATCTGAGTGGTGCTCCACTTCTTTAGCCCATGGATATTTTGGCGGTACCTTACGTTCACGCCCTTTTACCTTTTGAACTGTTTCCATTGTTGCTGCGGTGATTTTGGTCACTAAAGATTCAACAGCGCCAGATGATGTAAATGGTACTTCATAAATGTGTAATGAATTATCCTTTTTCTCATAACGAACTTTACCACGTACACGAATTCGCCCTTGACCTGTTTCGTAAATCTCCAACAAATCAGACGTGTTAGCAATTTCACCGCCAGTAGGGAAATCAGGGCCCGGCATGATTTCTAACATTTCTTGAGTACTGATTTTTGGATTTTTTGTGTATTCGATAAAAGCGTTTACAACTTCGATTGGGTTGTGTGTTGGTACAGAAATACTATAACCTACAGCAATACCCTCAGCACCATTGATAAGTAGATATGGTAGTTTAGCTGGTAGCACTGTCGGCTCCTGTTCGCTGTCATCATAATTGCTTATGAATGGTACAATTTTAGGATTTAAGTTCTTAACGTACTCATCACCTGTTTTGGTTGTACGTGCTTCAATATATCGTCCAGCTGCCGCTGGGTCGCCGAAAATGGAACCACCATTACCCTTAATTTCAACTGGTGGCATGGTGTGTTTCCATGGAGCCGCCATGTTTGTGAGAGCTTCCTCAACAGAACTATCACCATGCGGATGCCATAAACCAATAACTGAACCAACTCGTCGTGCTACTTTTACATATGGATTCTTAGATGTGTTTTTGTTAATACCCATATCATAGAGGATACGACGATGAACGGGTTTGTTACCATCACGAATGTCTGGTAAGGCACGTGACTCAATAGAGTACATTGCATAATCTAAAAAGTTGTCCGTAAATGTTGGTGCAAATGCGGCTTCATCAATGGTTAAATGTTTTAGAAGTTCTGTTTTACTTAATGATTTTAATTTTTTTGCCATGAAATTTCCTTTTTAACTTAGTCTACTTATAGTTTACCATAAAATTGTGATTTTGTCAATGGTAAAGATGATAAGCATTGTAAGCTGTGGCAATATCTGGACGTGTAGTGTTGGCTGCGTCAATCGCTAACAAATGTAACTCTTCAATATCAGCAACGGTATTGGGGATATGCTTGTTGATATATTCCGTAATTTGTTCAATTTCTTGCGGTGTTAATGACTGACCGGTGTTGTTTGCTGCCAACATTAGAGCGCGAATGATTCGATTACTATCGAATTGTTCTTCATATTCATTAGATTTGCGAATGATAATTTCGACCATGATTTTCCTTTCAAAAAAAGCGGTAAAAAAAACCAAAACCTCAAGGATACTTGAGGACAAGACAATGAGGTCTTGATTTCTTTTTCAGTAATAAAGATTATTTATCTTCTTTACGTTTTGAACCAAATCCAAGTCCAAGACCTGCAAGTGCAAGTCCAAGAAGACCAAGATTATTGTTCTTTTCGCCAGTAGCCGGCAATTGACTAGGTTCAACTTGTGAAACTGGTTTAGTAAAGTTTTGAACGTCAGCTTGTACAGCTGGACGGTCAGGGTTTACAGTTACAGTTTCAAATGATTTCGTAGGAGCAGGTGCAACTTCTGGAGTTGCTGTTTCAGATTTAGCTGGAGCTGTTTCAGGCTTCACTGGTTTAACAGTTTCTGTCGGAGCAGGTGTCACTGTTTCAACTGGAGCTGGAGCAGGTTTCACCTCAACAGGCTTGATTGGCGCTGTAGCAGGTTTTGCTGGCACAACAGGTGCTGGAGCTGGTTTAACTGTTTCTGTTGGAGCAGGTGTCACTGTTTCAACTGGAGCTGGAGCAGGCTGAGGTTCTGGCTTAGGTTCAGCTGGAATCACAGGTGCTGGAGCAGGCTCTGGTTTAGGTTGAGCTGGAATCTCAACAGGCTTAGTTGCTTGTTGAGCATCGTAAGCGCTTGACAGACGCAAGAAGTCTTGTTCTGCTTGTGTAGCTTTAGTCCGTGCCACTTCAAGATTAGCCTTGCTTTGGTCGTAACGAGCTTGAGTCGCTGCTTGTGCTTGTACTGCCTTGTCGTAATTGCTTTGAGCAACTTCAAGATTTGTACGAGCATTAACAAGGTCTTGAACATAAGCCTTAGCATTCAAAACATCGTTTTCAGCTTGACGAAGTTGAGCCTTAGCAAGAGTCAAACGAGCTTCAGCGTCACTTGAGGAAGCTTTGCGTCCATTTAGAGTCGCATTTGCTACATTTTCAGCATTTCGGGCAGTATTCAGCCGAGCTTGAGCTTGAGCCAATTCTTGTTCAGCAGATGCTACAAGAGCTTGCTTTTCAGTTTGGTCAGCGTTTACAGTAGCCAGTGTTTGACGAGCTGTCGCCAAATCAGTACGAGCCAAATCAAGATTTGCTTGAGCACTTACAAGAGCTTGTTGTTTTGCAACAAGGACGTTGGTTGTACGTTCAGCATCATTACGCGCAGAAGTCAAGGTTGCTTCAGCAGTATCGATATCACTGGCAGTCTTAACTGCTACAGATTTAGCAGTGATAAGTCCAGCTTCAGCAGCACGAAGAGCTGTTTCAGCGGCGAAACGTTCGTTGTCTTTGTTAACAGACTTAACCGTCGCTGGTGAATCAACACCATAGAGCTTGTTGTATTCAGCTTTAAGGTCAGCTTCACTACGTCCATTAGGTACAAGATATGAATGGTCTTTAACACCTAAAATGTGAAGTTTCAGGTTTTGATAACCTCCGCCCATATCACCAAATTGTGAATAAGCAGCACCAAATGTGTCTTGTGTCAATAGTGACAGTGCGTGACCATAGTTTTGGTAACCTTCGTAGAAGAATGTTGACATGTAGTTATCAACTTTCGCAAACAGTTCAGCTTTGGTGTACAATGAACGGTTTTGCAGTGAAGAATCGTTACCTTGGTTTTCATAGAATTGTACTTCAGTATCAACAGTTGTTGGTGCAGAAGTTTTCAGTCCCAATGAAGAAGCAACTTGGTTAATACCTTTACCATAGTGCGTATCATCTTCATGATTATCAGCACGATACTTGCTTGCAACTTGTTTTGCAAATTCAACTTCATTGGTGTTGACATAAATTGGTTCAAGACCAAGTTTTGTACGTAATGAGTTAATCAGAGTTGCAATGTGTTGGTTGAGTTCAGCAAGAACATCAGCTGGCAAGTTGTTAGGGTCAAGGTTTGCAACATCGTTATTTACCCATTCTTGACCACTTGGTGTGTAAACCTTAGTTTCACCATTAACAGTCTTAGTTGAGTAACCGTTGTAAATTGTATCTTTATACAAGTCATCAAGATATGCCTTATTTGCTTCAATTGCTGCGTCATCTTGAGCAGTAGCTTTAGCAACAAGAGCTTGATATGCAACAGCGTTGTAAGGAGTCTTACCTGTCTTCATTGCAATCAATTCTTTCATTGCAGTAATCCATTCAGGAGTTGTCGCAATTTGAGTCGCACCAATAGCTTGGTCTGACAATGATGCTACAGCTGTTTTTGCTTTTTCAAGTTCAGCTTGAGCCTTATCAACGTTAGCCGTAGCGGTTTCGTGTTTGGCACGAGCAGTATCTACAGCTGTTTGAGCTTCGTTTACTTTCGTTTCTTGTGCTTGATGTGCTTGACTTGCATCTTCAACATCTGCTTGAGCCGTAGCTACAAGAGCTGTTTTACCATTGACATTTTGTTCAGCCTTAGTAACTTCAGCTTGAGCTTGTTCTACTGATACAGCGCCTTGAGCATTTGCCTTAGCGGTGTTTACAGCGTTTTGAGCCGCTTGAGCGTCAGCTTGTGCTTTTTGAGTTTCAGCTTGAGCCTTTTGGACGTCAGCTTGGGCTTGAGCTTGTTGAGCTTTTGTGGAGTCAACTTCTTTAGCTGTTTCGTCAACAGCTGATTTGGCACGTTCAACAGACGCTTCAGCATTGCTTACTTGTGTTTGAGCTTGAGTAATGTTGGCTGGAGTTGCGTCAACAGCGTTTTGTTGAGCTTGAGCAAGATTGTCTTTAGCAATAGTTACATCTTGAACCGCTTCTTGATTCGCATTGAAATCTTGACCAGTTTGAGATTCAGCAACAACAGCTTCAGTTTTCGCTTGAGTTGCAGCTTGTTTAGCTGATTCAACATCTTGAGCTGTGATTTCAGTTTGGGATGCTTGTTCTTGAATGTTAGAACTTGGTACGTTCACATCGTCAACAGTATCAGCGTGTGCAGATACTCCAAGTGTAGTAGCAAGAGCTGCAGCGGCACCTGATGCCACTTTGAGAGTTGTTTTGTTAAGATTCTTATCCATAAACTTTTCTAATAATCCTTTGTATTTTTATAGTTCAAAATTTATTTGGGGTTTGGGGGCGAGCCCCCATGGTCACATGTGTATGCATGTGACTAACAATAGCTCAGTCAAATAAAGCATTTAGACAGTGCTCCAAAACATCTTTATCAATATCAACAAGTTTGTATTTAACAAAAAATGATTGATATTGGTCGAAGCCAATCGTCACTTGAAACAATTCTTCTCCACTTACCCAAATACTCAAAACAGCATGTCGTGGCCTGTGTGGGTACAATTGCTTCTCAACAGGTTTTGGCGTCACAAATATACAATAATTAATATCGTTATATGTTGTTTCTATTTCGGCTGATAAACCATGTTCCAGTATGTACTCAAAAACTCTGCTATTTTTTGAATTAGCAATGATGATATCTTCCATTATCTGACATATATCGTCCATCTGTTGGGATTCAAGTATATGTTGTCGCATTAATTCTGTCAAATTCATTGTTGTTATCCTTTCATTAGTTCCATTAATTGTGTGGGGTTTGGGGTGCGCCCCAAGAAGTCACCGTGTAGACGGTGACTAATCAGTTTGCTCAGGTGTGATATTGTAAACAGTGGTAACACCATTGACATAGTTGACAATTTGTAGTTTGTCTGATTCTATATCGATTGTTCGTGGTCATCAGACATCGTTAATTTTGATAAAACATATGTTTTCATCTAAGTATCCTCTCATCATTTAGAAAATGGGGTTTTGGGATTAACCCCAAGAGGCCACCGTGTATACGGTGGCTATTCTCGGTTTTCAATCATACGCTTACGTCCTTGAACGTCATCGCCCATTAGGATTTCAACGATTTCATAAGCTTCATCTTCATCATCTTCATTGATGACAATTTGAGTTAATTTACGTGTTTCAGGTGTGAGAATTGTTGTGATAACTTGGTCAGTTGACAATTCTCCAAGTCCCTTGTTACGAGAAACTTCAATAATTCGTTTGCGATTTGCTTCTAAGAATTCATTTTGCTCTTCATTACTGTAGGTGTAAACCTCTTTTTCAGGTTTAGCCTTTGTTGGTTTAACAGAGTTTACAAATAATGGAGTATCTAAGAAATAAACATGTCCTTGTTGTACTAATTTGGTGTACTTAAGGAACAAGGTTAAAAGCAAAGTTCGAATGTGAAGTCCGTCAACGTCTTGGTCTGTTGCGATAATGATTTTCTGATACTTAAGTTTGGACTCATCGTAATTACGTCCATATCCACAACCCAAAATAGAGAAAATTGTAGAAATCTCTAAATTGGCTAAAGCGTCTTTCAATGTTGCTTTTTGCACATTTAAGACTTTACCACGTAATGGCAATACAGCTTGGAAGTTGGCGTCACGATTAGCCTTTAATGAGCCGGCTGCTGAGTCACCCTCAACAAGAATTAATTCCATTAATTCTGGGTAGGTTCCACGAGCCGCCGCAAGTTTAGTAGACTTCGCTAAAGTTTCAGTTTTCTTATCAATTTGGATATTAGAGTCTTCATCTTTAGCCTTATCATACATCTCCGCAATGACATCATTAAGAAGTCTCTGAACCGCTGTGATGTTTTTATCTAAATACATCATAGCGTTGTCATAAAAGATGTTAGATACGGCTGTACGAGCCTCATCTGACGCTAATTTGTCTTTGGTCTGTGGTTGCAAAATAGGATTACTATGTTTGAAATCAATGACAACAAAGACACGTTTAGCTAAATCACGAGATTTAAACAAACTTGAAACATCATCAACCTTGTTGACTTTTTTAATCAGGTCAATTTGTTTCTTGTATTTCTTATTGATTTCATCAGAAAACTCGTCATAGTAATGTTTTAATAATCGTAACAAACCGTTATTAAAACCGGCAACATGGGTTCCGCCTAATGAATTGTGAATACCATTAGTAAATGATTCTGTTGCAAATTGACCATTTTTAGTAAAGGCAACAGCGATATGAGCTTCCATGTCGATTTCTTCATCAAGTACAGTGACCGATTGACTTCCTCTCACTTCAAATGGTTTGATGAGAAAATCAACAACTTGTCCATTTTCATCTGTCGCTAAATCGTTGATGTAGTCAAATAGTCCATTTTCTGAGTAGTAATCTGTTGGTTCAGTATCTCCGTCACGTTCATTAGTGAAAAGAATATGAAGCCCTTGATGAAGATAAGCTGTTTGACGGAAATATTGCTCTAAAATACGTGCATTGATAGTTGTGACACGCATAACAGTAGAGTCTGCCTTGAAATGAACAAGAGTACCCGTTTCAGGAGTTCCTTTTTGCTTCTTTTTAGGAAGTTGACCATTAACTAGTTTTTCAACTGGAATACCACCGTTTTCAAAACGGTCATGGAAGATGTATCCGTCTTTAAAAATGGTGACATCAAAGAATTCTGACATGAAGTTTGTTGCAGCAGAACCTGTACCATTTAGACCACCAGAGAACTTGTTACCATTTTGTTCACGGTTAGCTTTAAACTTACCACCAGCACCAATAACGGTGTAGGCAAGACGTTCTTCAATTTTTCCTTTATATTTTTTACTTTCGTATGGTGAAATACCTCGACCATGGTCACGTACAGATAATGAATTATCAGTGTGTAAAATAACTTCAATCGGTTTTGTTGGGTCGCTGTAATTCGGATATTCATCAACTGCGTTGTCAATGATTTCACGTACAATGGTGGCTAATCCAATTTCAGAATTGTCACCAATATACATACCGGGACGTTCACGAACTTTGTCTCGGTCTGATTGTAAAATGATAGTATCTGTTTTATCTGACATGTTGTTTCCTTTAATTTGTTGAGATAACTCTATTATATCATAAAAGGCGACTACTGTCAATCAATTTTTGACAGTAGTACGAAAATATAATCCAAAGATGAACAAGATAAATCCAAACAAGATGAGAATCATGCTTGATTGACTGTTTGTTTTTGGTAGAATTTGTTTAGAGCTGTTTGAAACATGTTCTTGAATAGATGCTTCACTTGGAGTTGTTTCAGGAACTTTATACTCAAAGTCAGTGATTTCATGAATTGGTACTGTTTCAGGCACTTTATATTCAAAATCAGTGATTTCATGAATTGGTGCAGTTTCAGGCACATTATACTCAAAATCGGCAATCTCATGAATTGGCGCTGTTTCAGGTACTTTATACTCAAATGCTGTCACTTCGTTGACTGGAGCATTTGCTGGCACTTCATAAATAAACTCATTGATATGATAAATAGGAGCTTCGTTTGGTACAGCATATTCAAAAGCTTCTAAGTCATAAACAGGCGCATTGTCAGGAACAGCCTGATGAAATTCAGGCAAGGCTGACGCGATAGGAACTTCATTAGGTACAGCGAATTCAAACGCTTCTAACTCATGAACCGGTGCATTATCCGGAACAGCCTGATGAAACTCAGGCAAAGCTGGTGTAATAGGTACTTCATTTGGAACTGTGAATTCAAAAGCCTCTAACTCATGAATTGGTGCGTTATCCGGACGAGCCTGATGAAACTCTGGCAAGGCTGGTTCAATAGGAGCTTCATTTGGTACAGCGAATTCAAAAGCGTCTAACTCATGAATTGGTGCGTTATCCGGACGAGCCTGATGAAACTCTGGCAAGGCTGGTTCAATCGGAGCTTCGTTTGGTAATTCAAATGTGGGTTTGATTGGTGACCCTTTGTAAACAACGCGCCACTTTGTGTTTGTACGATATGGGTTTGAAATGGATTCAACAGGTACATCACGTTTGATAAAGGCGCCCGGAATTAGAGTTTGTATCTTTCGTGCAACGTCTAAAAAATCATCACGGTCTAGTGGGTGAATATGATTATAATCAGCTTCATTCGTACTGATTTCAACCCAACCCAAAACAGGATATCCATTTTCATCTGGAATTATCTCTTCAGTGTAAACTTTATAGACACTATAGCCTGGAATTGCCGTATGAGGAATATCAGGTGCTTTATAACCCTGAATTTGTTTATCAATGAAACCATCATCTGCGTTCATAGTGGCGTATTCTTTGACTGTTTTCGTATCTGTAACACGAGTCAAGGAAACTTGTTCGCCCTTGTCAGATGTATATGTCAAACTTCCATTTTCATGATAGTTCTTATACAAACTTGCTGACTCTGTTTTTGATAGAGCTCTGTCAGAAACATATTGTTCTACACCGTTTTCACCATGTAACCAATAAATGAATTGGGTTTGATGTACAGTTGGTGCTATTTCGTTATCATTTTCGTCACGATAGACAACATCAATATCGTTTTGGCCTTTTGTTAAAAAACCTTGTGACCTTACTACATTGTATTGAGTTGATGTGATGGTTGGTTTTGCCGGTTCTTGACTGATAACACCGTTATCGTAATTGGATTTAGCGGTTTTGTAGTCAGAAACAGCTTGATTAACAACATCATATTGGTCATAATACTTGTTATATAACCCTCGGGGGTTGTCCATGTCTTCAATAGTTTTGTTGACTGTTAAACCTAGACTTTCAGCTTCAGCATATTTGTCAGCTAAAAACTCTGGCTGAGACTCTGTTACTCGACCATATGCTCCGTCAACCGTCTCAACAAGAGGTTCTCGTTCGTCTGGATGAATATATGATGGAAGTTCATCAGCTAAAACGTTAATAGGTAACAGTGTTAATACTGTTAATAGGGTGATAAATTTTTGTTTTTTCACTAATTATGTCCTTTCGGAAAATTTCATCATTTAGATGATGGGGTTTGGGGCAAGCCCCAAAGAATAGCCGTGTAAACGGCTATTCGATTTGGAAACTCTTAAGAGTGTCAATGGCACTGTCTAGTGTCTGGTCAGTTGACATGGTTTCGTTGACCATTGTTGCCATACGGATATCCAGAGATGTTAGACGTGCAGAGTTTTCAACAGTAGACTCTGTAATGTCTTCCATGTTGGTGTTGACATTATCAATGTGACGAGCCATAGCCTTCAGATTTTCTTGAGTCACCTCAAATCCTTTGACAAGCTGTTCCATTGGTTTGGTATAGTCTTTTGTTGACTGGCTGAAACCTTCAGTGATTAAGGCTTCTAATGATTCACGGTCTGGAGCCGTTTCAATCAATTTTAAAACAGTGTTGGTGACAACTTCAGTAGCGTCACGAACCGTTTCCATTTCACTTGAAATTTCAGCAAGTTTGTCATTCACAGGAGTCAAATCTTGTTGAGCTAGTTCCTCTTTGACAATTGTGCGAATTTCTTGAGTGTTATCTTTTAGCTTTAACTGAGACGTTTCTTCTTTGATTTCATTGATATCAAACTTCAAGGCGTCAATATCCGCTTTGAATGTTTTCAGTGTCTCTAAAACTTGAAGATTTGTCGTCAGCAAGGCTGATAACAGGCTTTCATCTTTCGACATTTTTACCTCCAAAAGAAAATGAAGAAATAGTTAAACTATTTCTTCAGTAAGCGATGGAAGAAACCTTTTTTCTCTTCCACAATAGGGGTTTGTACTTGAATGTCTTCTTGTACGTTTTCTTCTTCAACAGGAACTTCTTCAACTTCTGGCTCTAATTGAGCTTCCCAGCTGTTGAAGAGGTTCATAATTGCGTCTTGTGCTACTAGAGCTGGACGTACCCGAAGTTGACGTACGTTTTCTTCAATGCGGTCAAGCTGACCATTGAAGCTTTGAATTTGACCTGACAATTCATTTTGGTTTTCTTGATAGAGTTGAGCAGACTCCATAAGAGTTGATACAACTACTTCAAGTTTATCCAATTTGTCAGACATATCTTGACATTTTTCAACATTGATTTGATGCAAAGCGTCAATTTGGCGACCCAATACAGTGACTTGTTGATTGACATCTGCAAGTTCTTTGCTGTAATCCAATTTCTGAGTCAAATCTGCAAGTTCAGTCATTTGAGTCTCAACAAGATGTACTTGCTCATTTTGATGTTGATATGATTGGTCAACAAGACCTTTCAAGGTGTCAAATGTTGTGTCAATTGCTTCTGACAATTGCGTTTGTTGGTCAGCAACACTACGGATTCGTTCAGCTTCTTGACCTTGTTGGCTCAAAAGGTTGTCAAGCTTTTCACCATTATCGATGGCTTTACTTGTTAAGACATACTGAGACGAAACCAAATTGGACATATGGTCACGATTTTCAGTAGCAAGGTCGACCAACTCTTTATTCTTTTTGATGTTGTCAACAGTAGCAACACCCAACGTGTCAACTTTAGCGTCAAGGACTTCTAAGGTTTGTTTGGCATGAATAGCAACCGAGACGCCTGCACGGAGACTTTTCTCAATGTTGCCGAATTCAGTCAATTCGATTGTTTCAGTTGTTTCTGTCATGTATGAAGCACCTCTTATTCTTGTTCTTCAGCTACAGCGTCTTCTGTTTCTTTAGTTTCAACTACTTCTTCAACAGGTTCTTCACCTTGTAGCTCTGCTAGAGCTTCTTTGAAGTTTGGTTTGTAGTCATATGTGTCAGGCTTGCTATCGGTCATTGCTTCAAGAGCCAATTCAATAGAACTTGCACGAGCAATTGCTGTTTGCAAATCAACACTCAATTCTTGACCGTTTTCACGAATTTCGCTCAAGAGGTCATAGGTCTTAGACAAGCCTTGTGTCAAATGCTCAAGTTTGTCCATGAGTTCTGTTTGACGTGCTTTGATATCGTTGTCAGCGGCAACAATTTTACCTGAATTCTCCGCCAAGGTGTCGTTCAAAGCCTTAAACTCGTCATCATAATTGATAGCTTCAACATGCATTTCAATAGATGTCAACGCTTCATGTACAGCTGTGATATCTTGCGTATAACCAGCATGAGCTGTATCCAATTGTTGTTGGAATTGAGCACCAGCATTGTTAAAGATAAGTTCCAGATTGTCAGCTTTTTCTTTAGCAAGTGACAAAGCTTCCAAAACATCATCTTTGTTGTCTTTGATACCACTTAGCTTTTCACCTAAGTCGTCAGCTTTTTGACTCAATTCATCTTGATGTGTACGAATTTCTTCAAGCAATTGAGTCGTCTCAGTTTGACGGTCAAACATTTCTTGTGCTTGAGCGCCATTTTTCACGATAGTTGAGCCTACAGTATTGGTTACTTCGTTAAGGGTATCCAACTTTTCTGTAACATCCACCAAAGATGCGGAAATAAGTTTAGTGTACTCACGAGTGTCTGCGAGTTGTTGTGTTAATTTTGACATGTGGTTTCTCCGTGTTTCTATTTGTCTGTTGAACCAAATCCACCGGTTCGGGTGTTTGTGACGTTATCATTATCAGCCCTTAAAAATGGTGCAAATACTGCCTGAGCAATACGGTCACCTTTTTTAATATGAACTGTTTGATGACTAATGTTTTTGAATTGTACGAAAATATGACCTTCGTTGCTTTCATTATTGTAGTAGTCACCATCGATGACACCTACAGAGTTGGCTAAAACAAGTCCTAATTTCTTAGGGTTACTACTTCGGTCATATAAGTACAAGACCTCATCGGACTTCATATATGCTTTAACACCAGTTGGCACTAAAACAATTGTGTCTGGCTCAATTTCAATGTCTACAGCTGACTTTAAATCATATCCAGCAGCATGTGTCGTCGCCCGTTGAGGTAACAAAGAGACATCAGTCTCGGTTGAAAGGAGTTCAAAACCTCTTATTTTCATTGTTCACCTATAAAATTGCTATTATATTGTTGATAATGTGGAAAAGTACGGAAGCTCGTAAATCTTCATTGGAGTAATGATAGACACTAAATAAGGCACAAGAGCCCAAGACATACTGCAAAGCCATTAAAGGACTTGTTGGTAGATGAATTAGTGTGAATACTACAATTGAAATGATTAAAGCTTTAGCTTTTCCTTTTCGTTGAAGCATATTTGAATACAAGGTTCGTCGGTAAATTACTTCTTCAATAATGGGACTAACGCAAATGACTGCAAAAATACGAGTCATTGACATGGTGTCTGCTAAGTGTGTCCATTCAAAAGATTTACCAGTGATGAGCCATGTAATCACAAGTTGTAAAGACAACCACATAAATCCCGTTGTAAAAGCCAACAACCAATTTTTCGGTTTGGTTTTTAACACAGCTTCAAGTGATGTCTGTTGTGGAAATCCAATTTCATATTTGGGCTTTGTCGTTGTAATAAATAAGAAAATTACAAAAACAATAGCAAGTACAGCGTTTATCACATGCGATAATGCTGCCACATATACAAAAAAGGACGTTGCTATCAAAAATATAAGATACAAAAGACCGTTTCGTTGTCTTGAACGGTCTAATGTGTCCATTAAATTGGTTAACCAGTTAAGTAATTTCGCTTCCATTAATCCCCCGGCCTCATGGCAACATCTAGTGTCTCCATGAGTTTCGATTGTTGTTCTTCTTTGGTATCAATTCGTGAAATGATTTCCTCATCAACAGTATCTGTTGCTACAATATGAATAACACTGACAGGGTTCTTTTGACCACTACGGTGTAACCGTTTATTGGCTTGTCGGTATTGCTCATTTGACCATGTGGTCGTCAACCAAATAATGGTGTGGCCACCGTCTTGTAGGTTGAGTCCATGTCCTGCTGAGGCTGGATGTGCAACAAGAACAGGAATTTCACCATTGTTCCACTTGGAAACGGTCTCTTGGAAATCACTGGCATGAGCGTCTAAATGTTTGAAATCAAAATAATCAGCCATACGCTCAAGTTCAGATTTGAAGTAGAAGAAAATCAAAATAGGGCTAGTAGATGTTTCGATAATCTCTTGTAATGCCTTCAGTTTGGCATCGTGAAACTCTACATAGGAAACCGCTTTAGAGTCGTCCATGGATAAAATATTATCATACATGGCACCCGATGACAATTGGGTCAATTTACTCATTAATACTGCTGAATTGGCAACAGTGAAATCACCTTCATCAGTCGTAACAGAAACGCCGCCACGCACATCATTGTCCTCTAAAGCTCTCAGCTTATTGCGAATTTTTGTGTCAAACTCTTTATAAGTCTTCATGGCTTTGGTCGGAAGTTGTACATAGTGATTGGTGTATGTGATACTTGGTAAATCAACTAAACCTTTACTTTGCATAGAAATTACAGTTCGACTCATTCGATTGTAAATTTCATACTCAGCATTGGGTTTTAACTTGTAGGAGTAAATATCTCCATTGCGACCAATAATATCTGGTTCAAAGAATTGGTCACGATATACATAGAAATTACGTCCAAACAATTTTAAATTGTCTACATCAATCAGGGCTAACTGTGACCACACGTCTAATAAGTTATTAGGTGCTGGTGTCCCTGTTAAGCCAATGAAGTATTTGGCATATTTAGACACTTCATGTAAAGTTTCAAAGCGTTTCGCTGTTGCAGACTTAAACATTGATAATTCATCTACTACAAACATTTCAAATGGTGCTCGTACACCTCTTTGTTTATAGTATTTGAAAATAGCGTCTAACTGATGCGGATTTGTTGTGACTAATGTAAGCTTCTCTTGAGGGTATAGGAGCCCGTCTAAGAGCTCTTCTCGCTTCTTCTTGGGTAATTGGATGTTAATCTTAACATCCATGTCATAGCCCCATTTAGAGGCCTCTCGTGCCCATGTATCTAATGCTACCGTAATCGGTGCGATAATGAGAACTGGTTTTTGGGGATTTATGGCTTTAGTCTGAGCTAGTTTATCAATTGCAGCCAAGGTCGCTAGAGTTTTACCTAGTCCCATATCTACAAATAGACCAACTCGTTTTTGCTCTAAAACAAAATCAACCATTTGTTGTTGGTATTGACGCAAAGTTGCACCAGTTGGTGTTTTGATAAGTTCAGACTCATCATACTGCTTGGCTTCACGTTTTACACCAACTAATGATTCATATTGTTGTTTGAGAAGTCCCAAATCAGACTTTTTAATGAAATTTTTAACCAAATCATCTTTGACTGGTTGTGACCCTATGACAACATGAAAGAGTTTTTTAGAATTGAGACCTAATAAAATTAAAAGTTTGTTAATTTTAGTCTGGTCTGGAAATACTAAAATCGTTTCATCACATCGTTTTGAAATCTCATTGAACCATGCTAATTGCTTAGCTTGTGGGTTACTTAAATTCATTTTGACATCTTTTGTGGCGATGTTGAATTCTTTTGCACCCCAAACAGCTTGTGGCTTGTCTGAAAATCTTAAAAACGTGTGGTCAAAGGGTAGTTTGTAATTAGTTAAGACGTGATGTCCACGACTTGCTTTTTGTAACAATGGTGTTGATTCTTCATTATAACCATTGATAATAACTATTCCTTGTTTCATACTAGACTTTCGTTTTATGACTTGTTATTGTGATTTCTAGGCGATATTCTTTGGTTCCACTTATACCACCGTATTCGAAAATGGTACGCTTAATAACATCATTATTATCATCAGACCAAAGGTTCGCATCTGTCATGCCGTCAAGCAAGGCTTTAACAGTTGGATACCAGTTTGGTGCATCCATTCGACGTTTGGTTGGTGCAAAAACCTTGATGGTTACGTCACACGGTTTTTCTGGTGTAAAGTAAACATTATCTAAATTGGCATCTTTAATCGTAGTGGCACCTAATTCACGGAGATAACGTGTGATGCCCGCTTTTACCATTGGATGCATACGGTCATTGGCGGAAATCATATAGTTCCCGCCTTTGATACCTTTATTGCCTGATTTACGTGGTAATGTGAAAATTGCAATGACTGAACTCATTACATCACATCCAAACTATAATCGCCAATTAAAATATCGGCATAGGTGTAACATGTACGTTGTGGTGTCGCATACGGACTGTCAATATCTGTACGTAATACGACAAACATGTCAGGAAATACTTGTTCAATAACACCTACAACAGTGTTGTAAAAACGTTCGTCACCTGGATGTGTACGTTGTTTTTCTAAACGTACCTTTTTTCCGTGTAGTGCCTGGATTTCATTTTTGATTGAGTTCATCTATTCACCTTTTCTAAAAGAATTAAATAAAAGGGTGACCTGAGTCACCCTTGTGGGTTAATAACCCCAAGCTGAAAGACCTTGTGCATTATATGCAGCTGTTGCTGCATTAATTTGGTCTTCAACGGTTGCTGTTGAACCCCAACCTGGCATGGTTTGGAAGAGTCCACTAGCACCTGATGGGTTATATGCGTTTACTTGTCCATTAGACTCACGAGCAATGATGTATTCCCATGTAGAGGCTGATACACCTGTACGTGCTGCCATTTGAGCTGCAGCGTAGGAACCGACTTCACCTGCTGTGTTTCCATTTGATAATACTGCTCCACCACTGTAACCAGTGTAGCTTTGCGCTGGTGCTTGGTATACAGGAGCTTGGCTTTGTGCATAGGTTACTTGAGATACTGATGTGTTTGGAGTTGCTTCCAGACCCTCAACATGATAGTCTGATGGTACAACAGCTTCTTTAACTCCGTCAAGTTTCAGCACTTCACCTTCGAAAATGAGGTTGATATCTTTTACCCCATTGACATAAGCAATCTCATCAGCGTATTCCACAGAACCAAATTTGTCTTGTGCAATTTGACTCAGTGTGTCACCTGCCTTAACGGTGTATGTGTTTTCAACTTGGTCAGCTGAAACATTATTTGCAAAAAGTAACGCCATTGGGGCAAGAGTAACGATAGTCGCTTTGAGTTTGTTTGTCATGTAAGTAAGACACTTGTTTTCAGGGCCGGGACAATGTGCAACTTACGATAAACTATCATAAGCCAGTAATTGTGTTACCAAGAAAACACCTTTCGATTTTGTTTAATATTTAATGCTGGAATTTCACCTTAATGGCCGGCATTTCGACCAAGTTATCTGTCACGTGTTTGCCATGTGACCCATTCAATAATGTCATCAATATCTGTTTGGTCTAATTTGAACCATTCAAGATTTGAATTCTTTGACGCATAACGTCTGTGTAAGGCTTGTTCTATACGATAAGCATAGGGTGTTTCTAAAGAGAATAAGAGCTTAATCCCCGTTGGAGATGCTGTTTGTAACTGTTTGATTCGTTTCTCTAAATCACCTGAATAACCTATTTTCGTATATTGTGGAATTTCCTTATGTTGTAATAAGTATATAGAGTCCATGATGAAAATTAAAAGGAGATGTTGTTCACATCTCTTGTGCAAATATCGTGAGAGCGGGAGTCGAATCGTAACTAGAAACAATGAAATTCAGTATTTCTAGGTCAATTTTATAGTATCTCAACTAAAGGTCTTACGGTTAACCTATTCCACATTGACTCATCTTATTTCAACTCGTAAGTTACACAATAAGGCTTGTTGTCAATGCTTCTATTAAAACATATTCCTACAGGGAAATGCTCAACTGTCTTGCGTTGATACATCT